CCGTTAAAATATCTTCAAACTTAAACTGTTGTTGTTTCTCGAAATCTGCGGGACTGCAATCTAAAAACTTCTCCTCTAATATCTCATCATCATTATCCTTAATAGCACACGCTAACAATGCTTGTAGAATAGCATCCTTCTCGGCACTCATAGCAACGGGAAGAACAACCATACCGAGCATCTTACGTGCTTTCTTCTCAGGTATGCCATATAACCCCGTTAAGATGTTTAACTTTTGGTTAACATCCGTAATCGTAGGGTCTAATATTAACTGCTGAAGTGTGCCAGTCGAGCCAACACCTAACTTCTGTGCAATACTTAAACGGGATGAGGCTTGTTCATCATCGATAGAGCTTAACTCAACCCCTTTCCTATCTCTTAAGTAGTTTCGTTTCTCTTCAATAGTTAATACCTCGTTAAATGTAGTTTCTCCAAGCTCTAACTCTTCTCCTAATGGAGGTAATGGGTCAATGTATAACTGATTTGATGCTACTCCGTTTGAGTCAGCAACAATCTTAATAACCGATAAGATAGCATCTTGTCTATTCTTTACGTATTCATTCTGAAACCTCTCCCACTTATCAATAATGTTAGTACGAGTCCACGAAGTAGCGTTATCAATACCGATTAGAACGGGGTCAATGCGATGCCCTGATGTAATCTTTTGTATGCAACGCTTATCGGTTAGCTCAAAAGTTTTCTCTAAATCTGATGCTGATAGGTTCGTAACCTCCGCAGCCTTACCGTCGGGATTAATGAAGTTAAGCATAAAGCCTCCCGCATTTCTCGCTCCGGTAAACTTCTTTTTAAACTGACGCTCAATCTCTCGTGCCTCCTCCTCATTAGCGGGTTCTCCGTTAAATAAGTTTAGCATCCCTTGAGCTGACATACCTCCCTTAGCAAAACTGTTAAGGAAAATGTCAATATAAATAGATGTTTCAATGGCATTTAAAGCACCCGTATAATTAGGGATTGAATATACATCCGAATAACGGTCTAAACTCGGTTTATCTACCTTATGATAGTAAATACAGCTACCCGTTCTTAATACTTCGTTATATTCAGGATACCACTTTTTTTCAGTTACTTTCTTTCTGTCCGACCAATCCTCACAATACCAAAAACCTTTAAGCTCCGAATCTCTACGGATACGGGCAGTCGGAATGTGATAAGTAGATACAATTTTTCCGTTCTTACCGAAAATAAACTGTAAGTAAAACCCATCTATTAATTCATAGTTAAGTGATATCTTTGGAAGTAAATCCCCCCAATTCTCGAACTGATTAGCATAGGAAATAAACTTCTCGAGCTTACCATCAATAGCGGGGTCGTTGGTTTTGTTATAAGATAATCCCTTTCCGGCTACAAAATTAGCCTTAGAATTGATTATAGCGTTATTCTCCGCACTTTTTTGATACAAGTCGATAATATACCTATCATAGGCATTATTCTCGCCATATTCAACGTAATCCCCTCTTTTATTCACCTTGAATATCGGGGCATTCTCAGCCTCGCATTCAATGTATATTAATTTATTAGTCATGTTCTTTGTATGATGTTTGGTAGCCCGTATATGTCTGTGGACTCGTAGTAGATGAATTAGAAACTATTGCCCTTCCCGTTTCAACAACGGTTAAACCTGATGAACTAAACTGAGTCCAATTAGTTAAGGTTGCTATGTAAGCTGATGTACATTCGTATATAGTATATTTCCAACTTCTCGAAGTATCTAATTTAATTTGGTTGCTAATCTGTGTCGGGGTTGTAGTTTCAATAATAGTGAACTTTTGGTTTCTCGTTGGGTATGTACTCGAATCGGTTACATAGCAATAACGAGGGTCGCCACTTCTTTTAAAGTCAGAAACAAACTTTATAACATAAACGGGGCTTGTAAGTACACTTTTTTCCGTACAAGTCGGATAAACGTAGTTAGTTGTTGCCCTTGTTATTAATATCATACCAATAAGACTAATATTTTATACTATTTATTACAAAAAAACCCCCGCCTTACGGGGCGAGGGTCTAACCATTAACAGAACAGAGAAAAGAAAACTATGCTAATAATGCAGCTACGATACCACTTGATACCTGATACCAATTGTATGGCTCAGAACCAATACCCGATAATTTGTAGCCTTTGAAATCCGCCATAGAAGTACCAGGTACAACATCCATTTCAGTGATATCCATTCCGTTCTTATAACCCATTAACCAATAGGTATCGTCTTGTAATCTTACAATTACTAACAAACGGTTTTTAATTACATTGTCAAGCTCAACAGATTTCGCAGCAGTGATACCCTCAATTTGAGTAGTAAACGCAGGAGCGTAAACAGTTGTGCCATTCTCTTTAGAGATTGTTGCTTTACCGTTTCCGGTTGCAATACCTTGACGAACTTCATAAGTAAAAAACTTACTTGATGCTGAACTCCAAGCTGTAATAACACCCGAGGCGATAGTTGGACTGTATGATAAGCCATTGGAAGGATAAACAGCAAGGTAGAGGGTTTTTACGCCACCTACATTGTCTTTACAATCCAATGCCATTGATAAATTTATAGGACAAGCCATGTTTTTATTATTTAAAAAGGGGGCTTTTTAAACCCCCGTTAATTATAAATTATTAGGTATTAAGCATCTTAGCTATCAAACTCGGGAAGGCAAATTGAATTCCGCACTTCCATTCCGCTATAAATCTAATCTCACGAGCCTCTTTAGCGTAGAATAATTCGTAATTCTCATCTTCACCCTCTAAGTCAGTACCAATGAAAGTGTAATCAGTTGGCATAAAGTAGATAGCTTTTGTACCGCTTAATCCAAGTGTTGGTACGATTTCGATGTTTGTATTTTCAGCATACAAAGTTTGTTCTTTACCATCATTGTGGTATAAGTTATCGATACCTAACTTTAAACGATAATCACGAGCCTCAGCAAGTCCCATAAAGATTTTACCTGAAGGCTGAGCTAACATATCGTCAGTTAAAGCTGTAACGAAAGTTTGCATAATTGTACGAGCATTAGCAACAGACCAAGTAGCCGGAGTTGCAGTAGCACCGATTGAGGCAGCAGCGATAAGTTTTTGTAACCCGTCAAAATGTAATAACTGTTGGTCAGTCGATAAAGTGTTACCTTTCCAAATAGCCATCTCTAAATCACGAGAAGTCTGTTGCATAATATCTCCAACAATTTGTTCAGCGAAAGTCAAAGTTTCTAACTTAGAACCCGCTTGCATACAAAGCTGAGTATATTTGCTTTCTAAATCTTTCTCACACCATTTCATATAGATACCTGGCTTACCTACTGTTAAAGTACGGTCAGTGAAGGTAGTATTAGCCGATGCAGTGAATGAACACGCTTGAGCTTGCCATACCGGAGAGTTAGAAATTAAGTGAATACGCTCTGATGATTTTACACCAGTTTGTTTAGGGAATAACTTTGCTGAGTTACCCTGAGCTAACATTTTGTAAAGGTAGCTCTTTTTATCTGCCGAGTCTTTTACAAAATCGCTTAAACTCGATACGTCGTAGCCTTGTGCCATGTTTTTTTATTTAGTTTTTAAGTTTGTTATTTAATGAATCCTAATTTATCAACCCTATGCTTTTTTGCTGTTGGTTCTTCTGCGGGTTTTGCAGTTTCAACAGAACCAAATGCCTCGTTAAATTCAGTTAATCCAACAATCAAAGCACCTTGTTTACCAAGTTTCAACTTTAAATTGTCGATTTGAATTTTTTGTTTTTCGATAGTATCTTTTAAAGACTTTACTTCGTTAAATGCAGTTTCAAACTGAGAAAACTTCTCAACAATCTTAGTAACACGCTCTTTAACATCGCTGATAGTTTCAGCATCGTTATTCATAGCCTCTGCTGCGGGGGCTTTAATTTCAGCAACTACTGAATTTTCACCTTCCTGAGCTACTACCATAACTGAATCATCAGGCAGTACATACTCGCCCGCAGGCATTGGTACTTCACCTTGCTCACTTACAACAGTTACAATAGAACCTTTATCTAATTTGTCGCCAGTGTATTTAAACGGAGTGCCGTCTTTTAAAGCACCTTCATTTGCAGTTGGGGCAGTTTCTTCAAACGTTGCCTCGTATTCTTTGTACTCTTTCAGCTTATCGCTAACTTCCTTAGCTTTTGC